AGATGGGAAAGGATTTGTTGTTGTAGCGCAATTGGAAGGCGATCCGTCGCCGCTGAGAGATCAAAGCTAAAGGCTGGAAAGCCCAGTCGAACACGTGGTAAAACCCACGTCTCAACTGGCTTGAACTGATCAAACGTCCCGTCCTGCTCAATTTTCTTGAGCACGGCGAAGATGGCGCTATGTAGAGGTCTGAACACGAGTTGTGTCCAGAAGTCTGTAATAGCGATGATCCGTCGCTTTCCTGCTCCATCCTTGTTTAGGGCGGCAAGCCGCCCCAACTTAGACGGAACAACCTTTAGACCTTTGATTGCAATCAGAATTACCATCCCTGGTACAGATAAAATCTGAATAATGGTTAACCACGTGAGTGCTAGGAACTGTCGGTTCAGAAGCATATAGCCCACGAGGAAAGCCCACTGACGTGGATTTTCGACGTAAGCTAATGCATCTGCTCCCGCAAACCAAGTCGCCCGTGGACCGTTAGGACCAGCGGACTCCGAGATTGTCCAAGACATCCCCTTAAGGATCAATCGAGGAAACAAAGCAAGAACTCGGCCCAGCTCATTAATATCGAGCAATGGGCTAATCCCGTTAAACGGGTCAGTGATCGTCGCCAAATTAGGCTTCGATACAAAGTTCAAAACTCTGAACATCGATAAGATCGTTAAGACAATTCGAGTGACCAGTTGATCTCTGTATCCTCCTTCACGACGATATCGCAAGATAACGACACGAAGGGGACCGGGGATAATCAACGGTAGACCTTGGCGACTCTGACGCACGGAGATCATCCCCTTGATGAAGGGACGATTCACGTGATTCAGGAAGGCAATCACAAGAGCGACGCACTCCTTCATGTAGAGAACAAGGAATTTCTTCCCTGATTTCTCCCACACTGAGAGTAGTCGATTTGTGAATAGCTTAAAGTCTCCTATGTATTCAGTTAGACCTACAGACAGGATCAGAAGATGAGCCATACCCCAAATTTCTTTAGGGCTGGCCCACTTCCGATTTACAATGGCAGCTGACATACTTTTCAAAGACATGAAAATTGTCGCGATTAGTATAGTTGTTGTCATTGCTAAATCCGGATCTTGTCACAAGGAAATGAGGTGCGAGCACACTCCCTTGCGCCTCAGCTGCCTAAGCGACGAGAACTACAGAGGATCCGTATTTAGGGGAGAATCTTCACTCCCACTAGATGCCCATTATCCAGCTTGACGACTTTGACTTGTCGTTTTGCCGAATAAATGTCCCACACACCAGAATCAAATCTGGCTGATAGGGCAGGGTGGGGTCTGGTCAAACATACCTTCGGGCGGCAGGGTCTCCTCTGGAGACTGGCTCGCGGGGTCCGAAGTATATCGTGCTCCTTCACAGGTG